GCTAATAACCCAGCGTTCGCCAAGAAAGCAGGAGTTCCACAGTCAGTGGGACAGGACTTCAGTAAGGCCGACAAGGGCCGTAAATTTTCTAAAGGTGGCGATATGAAAAAGATGAAAATGGGTGGGTATGCGGAAGGCGGCATGTCTGATACTGCGCAAGACAAAGCCATGATTAAAAAAGCGTTTAAACAACACGACGCTCAAGAGCACAAAGGCGGCAAAGGCACATCTTTAAAACTTGCTAAAGGTGGTGCATTCCGATCCTCTGCTAATGGTATTGCATCACGAGGCAAGACCAAAGCAAAAATGATTAAGATGAACATGGGCGGCAAAGCCTGCTAAGGAGTTGATATGGCTATGAAAAAACCAATGAAACGCACCAAACGCTACGAAGGCGGCGGTGAGATTATGGGTGAAATGGATCCCATGGAAGCTGAAGCCAAAAAACGCGGCTTAGAGATGTCTAATAAAGAAGCTCCTGTCGGCTTCTTTGAGCGTATGAGAATGGGTAATATTGATCAGCCCGGTACAGAAGCGTATAACCGCTTTGGTGCTGGACGTGGCCGTGATCGCGGTGAGTCGGTATCGGTGAACCAACCTATGCCCGCAGCACCTGCAATGCCTGCCGCTCCTATGGCTTCTTCACGCCCCTTGTCTGATGACATGTATTCAGACTATGGCCCAAGTTCTGGCCGCAGTTCTAGCGAAACAATTACGCCAACACGTCAGGTAATGAATAAGCCTACATTGCCAATCAAACCTGCCGCCACTTCTGTTGTTCCTCCATTGATTGATCGCACCAAGCCCGTCGGCACAGGTAATCAACGTGGCCCAACTGCTGAAGAGTTAGCTGCCTACGCCGCAGAGAAAAACAAAAAACCTTCTGCTGCTGCAAAGATGGATGTGCCGGGCATGAAAGACAAAGCTAAAGAAGCTTTGGACACAGATCCAACCGCTTTGTTGGGTGCTGCGGGTGCTGCTGGTGCTGGATACGGCTTGTACAAGCTGGCCAAAAATATGTTGGGCGGCACAAAAGTTGGTAAGGTTGCGGCTCCTTTCTTAAAAGAGATTGGCACTAACCCAGCTAGTAAACGTCTTGAAGGCCCACGTTCAGCTACCAAAGCATCTGAGGCAACAGACGTAGTTCCTAAGTCTACGTCATATCGCAGCCTGACCGGCCCAGCCAGAGAAGATGCCAAAGCTGCTGAAGCCTATGACAAGTTAACTAAATCTAACTTTGTCAAGAAGCCAAAAAAAGGATTGGATGAGTCTGATACTACAGGTGGCGCAATTGGCTACAAGCGTGGCGGTAAGATGAAGAAGTATGCCGCTGGCGGCATGGTTGGTAATGCATCTAAACGTGCTGACGGTATTGCCTCCAAAGGCAAAACTCGTTGCAAAATTTGTTAAGGAATTATCATGAGTCCAGCAGAAAAAGAAGCCCGTCAAGAACAAGCAGACCGCAAAATGCGGGCACAGGCTGAAAAAGCCTACAACAAAGAAATGCCAGAACCTGATACAACATTTGGCAAACTTGGTCGTAAAGCTGCCGGTATTGCAATGGCTCCCGCAGGTGCGCTTGTTGGTGGCGCTCTGTTAGGGACGCAACCCGGTAGTCCCGGAATTATTGATTCTGCTAAGTTTGGTGCTAAGAGCATGTATCACCGCTTGGCAGGCAATAAAAAAGAAGACGACGAAGCTACGCAAGAATATTTAGATGCTGCTAAACGCGCTCAAAGTATTGAGACTAAACGCAATACTGGTGAAAACACCAATGCTGCTGGCGACTCATACAAAAAAGGCGGCATGACTGCTAAGTACCAGTCATTCTCTAAAACTGGCAAACCTGCCAGCATGAAGAAAGTTACCAAGATGGCCGACGGCGGTTTTGTTCGTGCTGCCGATGGTATTGCTCAACGGGGTAAAACCCGTGGAAAGATGTGCTAAATCATGATTGCAAGCCGTGGAATGGGAGCCATGCTCCCCAGCAAAATGCCCAAAGGTGTCAAGAAAGCCCGTCGGGATAACACTGACTTTACGCAGTACGCTGAAGGCGGAGTTCTAAAAGAAGTAGATTCTGAAGAAAATCCGGGTTTAGCTAAGTTGCCTACGGGCGTGCGTAACAAAATGGGTTACATGCAAAATGGCGGGCCTGTTGGCCTTTATGCCAACATTAACGCCAAGAGAAAACGCATAGCCGCTGGCTCTAAAGAAAAAATGCGTAAGCCCGGATCTAAAGGCGCTCCCAGTGCTCAAGATTTTATTCAATCTGCAAAGACTGCTAAAAAATGACCACTACCGGCTCCACCCTCTTTAATCTTGACTTCACGGAAATTGCCGAGGAAGCATGGGAGCGGGCGGGTCGGGAGATGCGTTCAGGTTATGACTTGCGTACAGCACGCAGATCAATGAACTTAATGACCATTGAATGGCAAAACCGTGGCATCAACATGTGGACGATGGAGCAGGGCTTTATTAACCTGACTCCCGGTCTGGCTACGTATGCTTTGCCGACAGACACAATTGATTTGTTAGAGCAGGTTATCCGTACAGGCCAGAACTCAGCATCCACACAGGCTGACTTAACAATTACACGTATTAGTGTTTCTACCTATGCGACTATTCCAAACAAACTGCAACAAGCCCGTCCAATCCAAGTCTGGGTTCAGCGTTTGTCTGGAGAAGTTAACCCAACTGCTGCGGTCTTGGATGGAGCCATTACCTCCACGGCAACCACGATCACGCTTAACACGGTGGTTGGGTTAGCCGGTTCAGGCTTTATCCGCCTTGGTACAGAAGATATTTACTACACATACATTTCAGGCAATGTCCTTGGTGGTGTGTTCCGTGGACAAAACAACACGACTGCCGCAGCGCAGGCCGATGGAGTTGCGGTGTTTGTGCCTCAACTTCCTGCTGTGACTGTCTGGCCTACGCCTGATAACAGCACGCCCTACCAATTTGTTTACTGGAGACTGCGTCGGGTTCAGGATTCTGGTGCTGGTGTTGAGACAGCAGACATGAACTTCCGCTTCCTGCCATGTTTGGTGGCTGGTCTGGCGTACCACATTGCAATGAAAGTGCCTGAGTTGATGCCCCGCCTTGAGATGCTTAAAGCTGCGTACAACGAGCAGTTTGATCTGGCAGCCGGTGAAGATAGGGAAAAAGCCGCTATTCGGTTTGTGCCCCGTCAGCAGTTCATTGGTGGGAGTATGTAATGGGTAATCGTTTCGCATCCGGCAAGATAGCGATTGCTGAGTGTGATCGGTGCGGCCAGCAATACAAGTTAAAGAAGCTTAAGACTGAGGTCATTAAGCAGCGTCAGTATCAGTTATTGGTGTGCCCAGAATGCTGGGATCCAGATCAACCGCAGTTGATGCTTGGAACATTTCCAGTAGATGATCCACAAGCTCTACGCAATCCGCGTAGGGATACGACATATGTCACCTCAGGTGTAAACGTTAATGGGTACACCTCAGGCGGTTCAAGGGATATTCAGTGGGGCTGGAATCCGGTTGGCGGATCTAGTTTTTTTGATGATCCTTTGACACCAAATAACTTGGTAATTCGGACATATATTGGTACAGTCACTATATCTTAAGGAGTTTAAATATGGCTTACACACGATCAGCCGACGGCATTGCTAAAAAAGGCAAAACTGAAGGTAAAAATTTAGGTAATAGCGGCCCCATGCAGAAAGAAATGATGGGCGGCAAGAAGACTGCTGGCGTTACAGGCATGGAAATGCGTAAGGTTGGTCGCAACTTGGCCCGTGCTAATAACCAAAAGCGAGGTTAATCATGGCTACATTTAGCAAAAAAATGATGGGCAAGGAAGTTGGCGATGCCAAAGTTTATGCCAAGCCGCACACCATGACTGGTAAGGCTGTTCAAGCTTCTACCAATCCCGGCAGTGGCCCTGATCAAAGCCGCGCCAGTACAGTCAACATGTCTGTGGGAAACATCACTCGCAACGAACAACCCGGCGCTAAAACGTCAGGTATCAAAGTTCGTGGTACAGGTGCAGCCACTAAAGGCTTGATGGCAAGAGGCCCAATGGCATGAACTACAGCCAGCTTGTCACGCAAGTAAACGATTACTGCGAGAACTCTTTTCCAACTGACAATATGAATGTGTTCATTCGTCAGGCGGAGCAGCGCATTTATAACACCGCGCAGCCCGCTAATTTGCGAAAGAACGTGACAGGCGTATTGACCACCGGCAATAAGTACCTTCAATGTCCAGCAGACTTCCTGTCGGTATATAGCCTTGCCGTATACCCGTACAACACTACAACTGCTACCGGCACGTCCGGTCAGAAAACAATTGTGGTGGCTAGTACCACAGGGATTGCTGTAGGCCAGCAGGCAACTGGGACAGGGATTGGCACTAACGCAGTGGTTAGAAGTATTGTAGGGACTACGATCACCTTAACCGTGGCCAATAGCGGTGTGGTGTCAGGCTCTGTAATCTTCCAAGGCGATTACCTGTACCTGCTTAACAAAGATGTTAACTTCATCCGTGAGGCATATCCTTTGTCGGCATTTGCGTCTGAGCCTAAGCACTACGCCATCTTTGGCCCCCGGTCAGATGATGTGAACGAGTTAACGTTTATTGTTGGCCCAACGCCTAGCGCAGCCTACAACGCAGAGCTTCATTACAACTATTATCCTGAGTCTATTGTTACTGCCACCACAACATGGCTAGGAGATAACTTTGACTCCGTATTGTTGTATGGAACCATTTGCGAAGCCTACACCTACATGAAAGGTGAAGAAGGCATGGTCAAGTTGGCCCAAGATCGTTACATACAGGCTATTGCTCTGTATAAAAACTTGTCAGATGGCAAGCAGCGTGCTGATGCTTATCGTGATGGTCAATTTAGGACGGCTGTAGCATGAGTAGTATTGTCCAAGGCCTGACCACATCGTTTAAAGCGGAGTCATTTCAAGGGGTTCAGAACCTTTTGACTGATAGCTTAAAGATAGCTTTGTACACAGCCAATGCTGATTTAAACGAATCAACCACTGTTTACACGTCGGTTGGCGAGGTTGTCGCTTCTGGGTACACTGCTGGCGGTGTGGCATTAACTGGTGCGACAGTCAACACGTCTGGCTATACGGCCTACGTCAGCTTTACCAATGTCACATTCAATGCCAACATCACGGCACGTTGTGCCTTGATTTATAACGTCACGCAGGGCAACAAGTCCATCTTTGTATTGGACTTTGGTTCTGACAAAACGCAGTCTCCATTCACCATCACATGGCCTGCTAATACAGCAACATCAGCCATCATTCGCAGTTCTAACTAAGGAGTCAATATGACCACAGAAAAACTTACAGCAACTGACCATGTTTCTAGCGGTCTTATTGCCGGTACAAAATCAAACGAAGAGGCAAAAGCCACTGGCGTTTACTACGTTGAGTGCCATGACAAAGACGGCAAACTAAAGTGGTCTGCTGAGTCTAAGAACTTGGTAGTTAACGCTGGTCTGGCTTACATGGCTGGCACGGCCTTGACTTCAGTGACTCAAATTACCACTTGGTACATTGGCCTGTATGGTGCTGGTGCTTCTAATACGCCTGCGGCTGGCGACACAATGTCTTCCCATGCGGGTTGGACTGAGGTTGTGCCTTACAGCAATGCAACCCGTGTGGCGGCTACGTTTGTTACAGCGACTACGGCTAACCCATCTGTGGTGACTAACTCAGCTTCTCCTGCTACGTTCACGATTAACGCTACATCCACTGTAGGTGGTGCGTTTTTGACAAGTGGTAGTGCTAAGAGTGGTACTACTGGAACATTGTTCTCTGCGGCTGACTTTAGCTCTCCCGGCGACCGTTCAGTTGTTTCAGGCGATATTCTGTCCGTTACCTACACGTTCTCTCTCGCCGGTTGAGGTCTAAATGGCTGAAGGCGGCTGGGGTTCT